AACCGATCAACAACGCCGGCGCCCAAACCAATCGAGTCCACCAAGATCTCTTGTGGCCGCTGGCTGGGGACGAGGATCTCATACTCGGCCACGACTGCACCTGTGAGCTGCATCAGGTCCAAGTTCTTCCAAGTCTTGATCGGCTCCACCACCGCATTACCCTGCCGCTTGCACAAGGCAGACCGGTCCGAGCCAAACCGCGCCACATCCAAACCCCAAACAAGAGGTGCGTGCTTACTCGCTTCCACATCCCGCTGTGTCGCCAATTCAAGCAACTCCATCGGGATCACGGTGTCGTCGTCACTCCTTGGGAATTCACCCAAGACGCGAATGCGGTAGGCGTTACTCTCCTCGCCGTAACGCGCCTTCATCTCCTCAATGTAGGCTTCGCTGACCCTCGGAGAGTCGGCGCAAGACACCTTCATCGTGATCCAGTCAGCCGTCAGACGGTTGTGCGTGTCAAAGAAGAAACCGCTGGACCGCACAGGGTTGCCAAGAAGTAGGGTGACGGCAGCGTGTCCAGACATCGAGCCAGCCGCAGCCTCAAATACCTGCTCAGGTATACCGCTGGCCTCGTCAGCCACCAACATCACGTTGTCACTGTGAACCCCCTGCAAGGCTTCGGGCTGCTCGGCTCTGGATGTCCTAGCAGAGATAAACGCCTCGTTGTTGGCGCTCTTCATCTCAATGCGGTCCTGCTTCACCTCCAACTGGTCGGCCAAGACAGGTGGCAACACCTTCACCCATCTCTTAACCTCCGCAAACAATGCGTCATACAACTGGCTGGATGTTGGCGCCGTCACCACAATCTTGACCGGAAACCGCAGGAATAGATACCAGAGCATCGCCCAGGCGCTGGCCGTTGACTTGCCAACGCCATGGCCTGAACGTACGCTTATGCGCCGGTTGCCTGCCGCAATGTGATTCAGGAACTCGATCTGCCAGCCATCAGGCTCAGTGTTTAACACCTCGCGGACAAAGAGCACAGGGTTGTTCTTGTAGAGCTTGACGAATTCCACAAATGGGTTATCGGGTGCTGTGGCCAATTTTTTTTTGGACGGCTTGGCGGCTTGCGTAGTGGTGGTAGGGGGGTGGGTCATGGGTTTCGCTAGCTGTTAGGGTGCACCATCAGCCGCCCCCGCCGCGCCGAGCGATGGGGGGGGGTCGAGCCGCCGCGCCAGCGGGTGAGTACCTTCGGCGTATGTGGACAACTTCCAGACGTAGAACTGGCGTAAGTCGTTGATTCTATTGGACTTTGTGTATTTGTGCGCATTTGTCGGCTTTATACGATGTCCATTATGTTAACCACGCAAGGTGTTACGCACAGGTTATACATGAGCAACCTCGGCAAATGCCAGTTGTCCACAGGCCGCGATGAACATCATGCTTTTTCCCTTGTGGATAAGTCGTCGATGACCTCGACGTGGCGCAGTGCATCGATGCGCAGGTCCTGCATGTTGATCGTCACTTGCGCCTGCTTTTGTAGGCCATAAGTTTTCTGATCCCACCTTTCGGCCAGCCATTGCCGAGTGCGGATGCGCTGGACGTCGCGCTGCGGATTGCTGTCGGCCATGCTGTCTGCGATGTCCATAGTCTCCACCGCGAGCTTATCGGCCGCTTTCGCGCGCGCACGCGCAATTATATGGGGATCGGCATCCTCCATCCATTGCTCTAGCGCCCTGCGCCCGATACCAAGCTCGTAGCAGATCTGTGTCTGTGACCGGCCATCCTCAAACATGCTGACGATCATGTCGTCTGGCAACTGCTCAAGCATTGCCATGTCTTGTCTGAACTTTGGTCTTCCTGGCACGCTCAATCCCCCTTTACAGCCGTTTTAACGCGCTGGACAACCGCCAGCACCTTCTCGCGGATTAAAGCCGCCAAACGCTTAATTTGTCCCATGTTTGAACCTCTCTGCTGCTTTTGAGTTGAACTTGAACTCGGTAGGCTCATTGTCGCTGAATGTCAGGTCATTTTCAAAGTCATCAAATCCTGTTTCGCCACCCAGCTTGGTTGAGCTGAACTTGGTGACTTGTGCTGTCGGGATCATCGCTTTGATCTTTATCACCTCTTGGACGATTGGCTCGACCATGAACACTTCAAGTTCTTCTAGGCTCCAGATGTGCTCATCTCGCAGATCTGTTCTTGATGTCTGGATTGCCAGTGCCTCGCTGATGGTCCTGACGACCACCATGACCTGACCGTTATCCATTTCCCACTCGATTCTCGGAATATCTTTCCCCGCTGGCTGGAACCCTGCTTCGGCTGCCTTGTTGTCCAACACGCCAAACGCCCTGATCATGGACGCCACCGCTGAATCGAATTTGATCTGATCCTTTGCCGCGATGAACTGATGAACTCGACTGTTCTGAATCCAGAATTTCTCTCTGACATCACTGTCTACTAAAGTAATCAGTCGGTTTTCTCCCCACTTCCTATCGCTGGCCGCCTTCACCGCCTCCAGTTCCACCAACTTTGCTTGAACGTGAATCGTCCAAGGATCTGCGCGCTCACTTGGTATCGCCACCAATGGAAGCTGATTCGGTTTTCTCGTTTTCTGTTTCGTTGCCATCTTGTTCTCTCCAATTTATTCAAACGACATTTGTGACATCGCTAGGAGACAAACCTCCGAGTCTTAGACTCTCGGTTTGTCTTGTCGCCTGCGACAGTGACAAAAGGTGACATTGTCTCCATTTGTCTCCATTCTTCTGTATATCCATACAGCATCAGAATGAGTCCTGTAATTCATCTTTTATATCCAGCCAGACCAATTTATCCCTGATTCCGACCTCTCCAATGTCTTGCATTCTTTCTTGGGCACGACTCCATGCTTTGTCAAATGCCTTCTTTTCAAGCGTTGTTGAGTCGTCTGTGACGCCCTTCTTTGACCTGAATTCGGCACGCCAATCGGCCAAATTGGCAACAGTTCTAAGCCTTCCCTCGATAATCTTTTGTATTCCTTTTTGCTTGATGACTGTGTGCAGGCTTTCCATCTCGATTGACTGATTGCGCCCCTTGCCAGCGTTGTTCTTGGCCTTCTTTGACGCCTGATTGACGGCCTCATCGCTGGCTTGGACCGCCAAGCTGACCACAGGGTCGAAGCCGAGGCTTGAGCTGCTGATCTCTATTTCGACCATCTCAAACCCATGTCTGATCCCATCTTGGCCGTCCTTCTGTTTGGTGAGGCTGATGATTCCTTTGGCCTGATCCTCAAACCGCAGGATCTCAAGCTGGGTGTCTACGGCGCCAAGCAGGCTTGAGTGACCGCGCAAACCTTTGGCTAAGTCCTTCCCGCTGTGGTGCAGCACCATCAATGCGCAGGCCAAGAACTCTTGAATCTTGCCCATGCTGGTGATAAATGAACCCATGGCGTCTGAGTCGTTCTCATTGCCGCCGCCAAAGGCCCTTGCCAAGGTGTCGATGATGAGTAGCTGGAACTCGATGCCTGTTGTCTCCACCAGTTGGACCACGGCCATCATCAGCGCGTTGAAGTCCTCGGCGCTTGATCTGAGGTTGAGCTGATGCCTGATGACGTAGATCGGCGCACCTTTGGGCGTGCTGTGGTGGATCTGGCACGCCTTAATCCTTGCCCCCATACCGCCGAAGCCCTCACCGCAGATATATAAGACTGCGCCCTGCTTCTCCACCTCGTTGCCCATCCACGGCCTGCCTGTGGCGATTGCTTCGGCCATGTCGAGTGCGATGAACGACTTGAATGAGCCTGGCGGTCCATAGAGAGCTGTGAATGCTTTCCTTGGCAGGATGCCGTGGATCAGCCACTCGACTGGCTCGTCTTGGATGTCGTCCCATGCCTCGATGTTGACTGTCTTTGGCGGCTTGGCTTCTTTTGTTTGGGTTTGTTTGGTGGATGGCTCTCCCGCGAACTCATGCTCAATTTCTGCCTGTTTCTTTACATGATCTTCTTCATGTGTATAGATTTCGCTGTTTTTTGTACTTGATGGCGCATCCAGCTTCAGCGCGTTGAGTCTTTCGGGAACCGTTACATCGTCAATGCTGGTCACCTTGAACGCCGCCTTGACCAATGCCACAAGGTCATCTCTTTGCTTGCTGTATTGGTGGACGAACTCGTAGGCGTCATCCGCTGTGTTCGGAAGTTGTAAATCTACAACCTTGACGTTCTTGGCGATGGGCAGGATGGCTTCCACGGCCTTCTGCGCGTAGCGCCAGCCAGGCAGATCGTTGTCGGGCACGATCACCACATTGGCGCCAGCGAAGTACTCTGTGATGGCCTCCGGCCAGCTTCCCGCACCGGTGTGAGCAGTTGTTGCCGTGACACCTATGCTTATCAGCGCGTCTGCGGCCTTCTCGCCCTCGACCACATAGATGATGCGCCCCGCAGTCTTCGCGTCCAGCAATTCGGGCAACTTGTAGGGGACTATTCTGGCGTCCCCAAGCGTTGGATGTCTGCGGCCATCGGGGTCTACCTTGTACAGCCTGTAAGTCTTGCCCGACTCGCCAATCTTCATGCGCTGCTTGACGAACACCGTGGTGCGGTCCTCGTCTTGGTACTCCCACTCCTGATCGAACTTGATTTGCGGCAAAGGCTTGATGTTTGCCAGCGGGTCGGGTCTCTCTTCCAGCTCAGGCAGCAGCCTCATGTCCTTGATGGTGTTGAAGACGTCTTCCTGAGTGCACCCACCGTGGCAGTGGAACAAGGGTTTGCCGTCATCGTTGATGCTGATGCTGAGTGAGGGATTCTTGTCTCCATTGCCCTTGCCGTGGCCTGGCACTGGGCAACTTGCTACCCACTGGCCGTTGGCTTTCTTTGCGTTGCCGAGCTGCTTGGCTATTTGTTCTGCTTGCATTTATTTATCTTTCTGTGAGGATTCGCCATGCGGTTGCTGCGCATAGTGGAACTTGTCCATTTCCAAGGGCTTTAAGTCTGTCCACCCTAGCGGCCACCCCATCAGCCACTCGACCCATGGCGGGTTCAGAGGACCACCAACCTGTGCCGCGAGGGGTATCTCGTTCCTGGCGTATTCCGAGGGACTTCCGCTGTCTTTGTACATCCGCTGTACTGGCGTGGGCCAAAGTCTTGGGTTGTTCACTTGGTCCACCAATCTGATCTGGATGGGTTGGCCGTTCTCTCGATGATTCTTGCCCTGCTTGAGGAGGCCGCTTGTCCCCCCCCCCCCCCAGTGTCTGGCGTTCGCCACAATCCAGATGCGGTCGCGTTGATGCGGTGCTCCGACATCTGCCGCTCCCATAACAGTCCACCGCGTGTCATACCCGAGGCAGGATAAATCGCCAAGGACTCGTCCGAGTCCTCGATGAATGAGCATTGGGCTGTTTTCCACGAATACGAATCGGGGTCGAACTTCGCTAACCACCCGCGCCATGTGATACCACATGGAGGAATGCTCTCCATCGAGTCCTGCGCCTCGTCCTGCGATGCTGATGTCGGTACATGGAAAGCCTCCAGATACGACTTCAGCAATGCCTCTCCATGGTGTTCCATCAAAGGTTTGTACGTCATCCCAAATCGGGAAAGGCGGGAGAATGCCGTCATTTTGTCTGGCGCACAGTACGCTTGCTGGGTATGGTTCCCACTCGACTGCGCAGACTGTTCTCCATCCAAGCAGTTTTGCGGCAAGTATTCCTCCACCAGCGCCTGCGAATAAAGCCAACTCATTCATGTTTTCCAATTCAATTTTTTTAGAGGAAAAAAAAGCCGAGGCTGTTACACCTCGGCACTTGACTGATGTCAGTTAAAACATTTCGTCTTCACTGGCGGCCACAGCAGCCGCCGCAGGCGTTGGCTTCGCCACAGGGGCAACAAACGGCGCAGGAGCTGGCGCAGC